TCAAGCTCATAACAGGAACAAAGCCTCTCGAATTGCGCCAATATCAGCAGGAGATGGTAAACCAATTGCGGGCAGCGTTCGCGTCAGGGAAAAAACGAATAGTGATGCAGCTCCCTACAGGCGGAGGTAAGACCGCTGTGTTCACCGACATCACCCGCCGAGTGGTAGAGAGGGGTGGCTGGGTGATGATTGTCACTGACAGAAAAGAGCTGCATAAACAGGGTGGTAACGCACTAGCCAGACTTGGCGTAGGGTACCGAGAGCTTAGCGCAAAAACCACCCGCAACGAAGAGTCTCCGGTCACTATGGCGATGGTGGAAACGCTTAAAAGACGCCTTGTAAAGCCTGATTATGCTGCTTTTGTGAAAAGGTTCAAACTGATCATCATCGACGAAGCGCATAAAAACACGTTCAACCGCCTTTTCGAAGCACTCGATGAAGATCAGTTGGTGATCGGCGCGACTGCCACCCCGATAAGAACCGGAAAAATGAGACCACTGAAATCCGATTATGACGGGATAATCAACGGCCCTGAAATTATTGAGCTGGTAGAACAAGGGTTTCTCTGTCCTGAAAAATCCTATGGCGTAAGTGTTGACCTGTCAGACGTGAGAATAACAGCAGGAGAGTACAACGAAGGAGATATGGGGAAGGTCTACGGAAAGCGAAAGCTGTTTGATGGCGTGATCGAGAACTGGCGAGAGTTTGCCTTGAGGAAAAAGACTCTGGTGTTTTGCGCTACAGTAGAAAACTCCATAAACCTTGCAAAAGGGTTTCTCGAAGCCGGATTCAGAGCGGCCCATCTCGATGCGGAGACTCCAGAGAAAGAGAGAAACGCAATCCTGAGAGATTTCGCCAACGGGACGTATGAGGTGCTCTGTAATTGCGGGATCCTCAACACAGGGTACGATTGCGCTTCTATTGAGTGCATCATCCTTTACAGAGCAACAATGAGTCTGCCGCTGTATCTCCAGATGTGCGGGCGTGGAAGCAGGCCGTATTTTGGAAAGGAATTTTTCATCATCCTCGATTTCGGGCAGAACGTACAGCGCCACGGGTTTTGGAGAAATCCTCGTAAATGGTCACTCGAAATAAAGACCAAAAAGAAAAGCAAGAAAGTAGGGGAGATGGTCATGGCGGTTTGCCCGTCATGCAAAGCGCTTCTCCCTGCGAGAGCAAGGAAGTGCCTGTTCTGCAGTTGGGAAAAGGAAATGGAGGCGGATGAGAAAACGATCATCAAGCTTAAGGAGATGACGCCGTCGGAAATCTTGCGGTTTTCTGAAACAGCAAGCGTAGAGGAGCTGGAAGCTATCAGGCGATCCCGTGAGTGGAAAATTGGGTTCGTATTGCATCGTTTCAAGTCGATGAAAGACTTTATCGACTACGAACACCTGAAGGGCTACAAAAAGGGGTGGGCGATGACAAATGGAAACCGGTACTTGGGCATAGAGTCAGGATGGGAAAAGTGGTATGGAACGAGAGAGCAGGAATCAAAACAGGCCGGGTATGAGTCAGCAAGAGAGAGGTTTGGGGATAACGATGTAGTGCCTGGCGTTGTCAATAATTTATCAACAGCGAACGTCTTTGATTGATGGATAAGAACGAAGGGCGTATACATCAGGACTGTTACGTGTGGTTCCATAACAGTTTTCCAGAGCTTCGGGGGCTGCTGTGCTACAACCTCAATAATAGCCGGAACGGGATCGCTGGGGCAAGAAACAGGGCAAAAGGCGTGCAGGCGGGGCGGGCCGATTTTGTGCTCTACTGGGATAGTTCCGCCGTAATGATTGAGATTAAGGATGGAAGTGGAAGGCGGAGCGCTGAACAAAGGGCTTGGCAGAAAGTGGTAGAGTCGCATGGGTTCCAGTATTCCCTATGCAGGACTCTTGAAGAGTTTAAAGAAGTGGTTCTCGGAATAATCAAAAACTAAAAACAACCATGGCAAAAGGCGTGAACAAGGTAATTCTCTTGGGCAGACTTGGCGGCGATCCGGAGAGCAGACCGGCTGGGACAACGACAGTGGCAAACTTCACGATAGCAACAAGCGAGAAGTACAAGGACAAACAGGATCAGTGGCAGGAGAGGACTGAGTGGCATCGGATAGTAGCATGGGGGAAGCTGGCGGATATTTGCGCCCAGTACCTCCATAAAGGGTCACAGGTATACGTTGAGGGGAAGCTACAGACTCGAAGCTGGGAAAAAGAAGGAGTAAAGCAGTACACAACAGAGGTCGTGCTAAGCGAAATGCAAATGCTCGATGGAAAGCCTCAAAACAACGGACAGGATCAGCCATACAACCAACCGGCCTCGAATGCCGAGCAGCAAGGGTACTCGACACCGCAGGTAGAAAAGGATGAACTCCCATTTTAAGCCTGCGAACCAGCGCTCTGGCGACAAAAAAACAGCCTGGGCGCTGGGCTTTTCACACATGACCGACAGAATCGCCTTAAACACCATTAAAGAGCCGAGAATGAACAAGGACATCAAGTACAAGATAATTCATGGAACGAGGTGCACCGTCACGGGCACGAAAAACGGGGTAGAGATCGACATGTGTGTCGGAGCAAAGCAACGATTCAAAGGGAAGAACTACATCGAAGCCGAGCAGCAGATGTGGAACTGGATGCGCCATAAGCCAGGAAAGAAAGGCGGAGGACAAGAGATTGAGGATGAAACACGAAAAGCCCTCAGCGCTCTTGATATGCCGAAAGAACACATCAGAGTAAGTGACGGATATGCCAGGCAGCACCCGATATACCGATCAAGCTGGACAGTGAGGCGGAGCCTAGGCCACACCCAAAAAATCTACTTCGGCACATACCGGAACGAGCACGCAGCGAAGGCAGCGAGCATCCGCCTGTGTGAGCTGATAAATGAAGAGGTTGATAAGCGCCACTTTGTCCGCAAAACAACACCCCACGAAGGGTTACTATTTAAGAAACCAAACCCGAGAAGAAGGCGATACACACCACAAAGCCAGCAGAGTATCGCCGGAAAAACAGTGGACGGACAAACGATAGCGAAGCAGACCTGGGAGCCATGAACGACACCAACAATGAAGCTATGTAGGAAATGCCACGACAAATACGGAGACAGATGGCAGTACAAAGAGCTGCTCCAGGCGACACACGAAGGAGTAATTCAGGGCTGGGGAATTCCGGCAAATTGATAAGAGGATGATTAGAGGAATGGCAAATAACAAGAATCTAAGACCAGCCAAAAACGGCGAAGTCAGGAATCCGAAAGGTAAACCAAAAGGCATCCTGAATGCCGCCACAATTGCACGCCGATGGGCAGAGACTGATCAGACCACAAAGAACCCTCTAACAGGCCAGGATGAGAGGCTTACCCAGGCTGACCTAATGACACTAGCTCAGATTAAAAACGCCAAGGCGGGCGCCCTGAGCGCATACCGGGAGATCATGGACAGGGCATACGGAAAGGTTGCGGACATTTCACAAGTATCCATCGATGCCAATGTGCAAACCGAGGATAACGATATCAAAGGCATGACACGAGCAGAACTCAGAGTCTACGCAAAAAAGAAGTACGGTCTAGACCCTGATACTCTCTTTGCAAAATGAGATACCCGAAAGTAACCACATTCAACATCGACCAGATTAAGGCGGAATTCGACCTCGCGGAGAAACGTGAGGATTTCTGGGAGTACCGCAAAGCCATGAACCCAGGGATGAAAGAGGGCTGGTTCCAGGAACGAATCGCAGACGAACTCCAGGAATTCTATAGAGCCTTTGCAGCAGGCGAGCGGCCCAGGCTTCTCATAGCGACACCACCACAACACGGGAAGAGCCTGAGCGCCATCGATTTCTTGTCATGGGTTGCCGGGAAGAAGCCAGACTGCAGGAGCATTTTCACAAGCTACTCCGACCGCCTCGGGACCAGAGCAAACCTACGGCTTCAGCGACAATACGACAGCGATCAATATCAAGAGATTTTCCCGGGAACACGGATAGCCTCAGCACCCAGGGAGGGAATCAGAACGCGAGAAATGCTGGAGTACATCGGGCATGATGGGTACTTTCGCAACACAACCACAGGCGGGCCAATAACGGGCGAAAGCCTCGACCTCAGCGTCGTAGACGATCCGGTCAAGAGCCGAGAGGAAGCCAACTCCCCCACCATGCGAGACAAACTGTGGGCCTGGTTCACAGATGACCTTTTCACACGATTCTCCGAGGATTCAGCGCTCCTGCTCATAATGACCAGGTGGCACATTGACGACATCGCAGGGCGACTGATTGATGCTGATCAAGGTTTCAAGGTCGTATCATTTCCTGCCATTGCAGAGGTCGATGATTTGGATGGCCACCGAAAAGCCGGAGAAGCGCTTTTCCCTGCGCACAAGAGCTTAGAGTTCTTGTACGAGCGGAAAAAAATAATGATCTCGACCTCCTGGGAAGCGCTCTACCAGCAGAACCCGGTCGTGCAGGAAGGCGACATGATCAAAGCCGAAAGGCTCGCCATTGTGGACACCATACCGGGCGCCATTAAAGAATCGGTCAGGTATTGGGATAAGGCAGGCACCGACGGCGGCGGCGCTTACACGGCAGGCGTATTGATGCACAAATTGACAGACGGCAAGTACAATATCTCCGACGTCATCCGAGGCCAATGGAGCGCAGGCAGAAGAGAGGCAATCATAAAGCAGACCGCAGAGGCAGACGGGAAAAATGTGCGCATCTGGATCGAGCAAGAGCCTGGTAGCGGAGGCAAGGAATCAGCAGAGAACACGCTCCTAAACCTGGCAGGCCACATAATACACGGAGAGAGAGTGACCGGCAGCAAGGAAGTGAGAGCGGAGCCATTCGCTGCCCAGGTCGAACACGGGAACGTCTCGATACTGAGAGCCGCTTGGACAAAGCCATTCATCGATGAGGCTCGGCTTTTCCCAAACGGCAAGTACAAAGACCAGATCGATGCAGCTGGCGGAGCTTTCAACAAACTCACGGTCGGAGCAAGGACGGACGGACTGCTCGAATTTTACAGGCAGGAAGCCGAAGCCTTGAGAGCAAAAAAGAAGCAGTAGAGCGGAATGGGGTAACAAAAAAAAGAGAACGCAATGGAACTAAAGATCGGGGTAGACTACGTAGACGGATTCCAGAAAGTCCTGGTGATGAAATTCACAAGAGAGCCAGGGATCCAGAGCGGAAACGTCATCTATACAACCCAGGCAACAGAAGAGATTCTAAAAGAGCTTATCGACAACTACCAACTGACCGCAAAAAGGAAAGAAATACATGGACAACAACGCACTCAAGAGCACGATCAGCCCTGAAGCACAACGCTCCGCAACAAAAGGCGGAGCATGGGGAAGAATAAAAGACGTAATGGGCCAATGGTTCGGGCCATTGGATCCACTCCCAGCAGTGGCACCGAAAGAGGTCGCCGGTCGGCAGTACGACTACCCGACAGCCGTCAATATTTGGCAGAACCCTCGGCAGCAGGAAAAAGTCTCCTTTGAGCAGCTTCGCGCGATAGCGGACAACCTCGACATCCTGCGCTTAGTCATCGAAACCCGCAAAGACCTGGTCTGCGGCCTGAAGTTTGAGATCGTCCCAAAAGAGCCGTACGCCGAGCCGGACGCCAGGTGCAAAAAGATACAGGCCTGCCTGGCATTGCCGGACGGAGAGAATCCCTGGAACGACTGGCTCCGGATGCTCCTCGAGGATTTGTTTGTAATTGACGCACCCTGCGTCTATCCGCGCAAGACGATAGGAGGCGACCTGTACGCACTCGAGCCAGTAGACGGAGCCACGATCACGCGCAAGATCGATCAGGGAGGAAGAACCCCGCTGCCGCCAGAGATAGCATACCAGCAGGTGCTCAAAGGACTGCCAGCAGTCAACTACACCCGCGATGAACTGATCTACAAACCGAGGAATAAGCGCACCAACAAGCTCTACGGATACAGCCCGGTCGAACAAATCCTGATGACCGTCAACATTGCCCTACGCCGGCAGTTGAGCCAGCTGCAGTTTTACACAGAAGGCACCACGCCGGACAGCATCTACAGCGTCCCGGCAGATTGGAACCCTGACCAGATCAGGGAGTTCAAGGAATACTGGAACGAAACCCTCGAAGGTAACACGGCAGAGCGCAGAAAAGCGCAATTCATCCCTGGAGGCGTGACAGCCATCAACACGAAAGAGGGATTGATCAAAGACGAATACGATGAATGGATCGCACGAATCGTCTGCTACGCATTCAGCGTCCCAGCAAACGCTTTTATTAAGCAGCAGAACCGCGCCACAGCACAAACATCACTCGACCAGGCAGTAAGCGAAGGGCTGATGCCAATCCTCGATTGGGTAGCCTCCCTGGTCGAAGTGATCATCATCAAGTGCTTCGGATGCACCGACCTGCAGCTCAAGTGGATCGACAGCAAGGATCCCGACATGGCGCAGGAAGCCACGATCAAACTGCAGAACGCACAGGCAGACCAGATCGACATCAACACAGGCGTGCTCGACATCAATGAAGCCAGAATAAACAGAGGGCTCGATTCCCTATCACCGGCAGAGATCGAAAAGCGGAAACCCGCGCCGCCGCCACAACTCGCAGCATGCGCAACGGACAATGGAGCGAAGCCTGCGCCGGATGAGAAGCAAAAGCCAGACGCCACGATCAAGGAGCCAGCTCAGAAGTTAGGTAAATCCACCGATGGAAGCGCCAAAAACAGAGAAAAAGCCCCGGTAAATTTACCAGGAATCGATGCCCTTCAAAAAAAAAAGGCCAGACTACACTCGCACCCCTTGACCGTGACCGGCCCGCGATACTGAAACTCGAAGCTGGCTTGAAGAACTTTGTCGAAGGATACCTGAAGAAGAAAGGGAAAGTGATAGCCAAACAGGTCGTAGAGCTTTACACCGCGATCGGCAAAGCAGACACCACGGATGATGATCAGGCAGACAAACTAATCAGCCAGGTCGATATCGACTTTGCCGACCTGGTGCCAGACCTTATAGACCAACTCTCCGGGATAGCCAAAGAAGGGGTAAAGGCGGGCGCTGTTCAAATATCCCTTACCGAGACGAACGCAACTAACCTGGCGAACGAAAGAGCAGAGGAATGGGCAGCAGACCGCGCCGCCGAACTGGTCGGCATGAAGTGGATCGACGGGGAGTTGGTGGTTAATCCAAATGCAGAGTGGAGTATCGCCGAATCTACCAGAGACATGATCTATAAAGACGTTGAGGGGGCAATTTCGGATGGCTGGAGTAACCAGAAATTGAGAGACTCAGTCATTGAGAATACCGGTTTTTCCAAAGAACGCGCCATGATGATTGCCCGGACAGAAACAGCGATTGCGGACACCCAGGGCAACAAAGCCGCGTATCTCGAAGCAAAAGGCGCAGGATTGGACGTGAAATGGCAGTGGATGACCGCAGGTGATGATCTGGTTTCTGAGGAGTGCGAGATGAATGATCAAGCTATCGCAGAGATAGGAGAGGCATTTCCGAGCGGGGCAACGGAGCCACCGCAACATCCTAATTGCCGCTGTGTTTGCGCTCCGCGTGTAGGATCAGCCGTCGAAGAGTAGATACCCATACCAACAATCAGCCCTGCGTAGTCGGGGCTTTTTATTACGCTACTTTTAACAAACTATTTTTTTATTCCAACAGAATCACCACACCCCGCAATACCTCCGCTCACTTTGTCCGCAAAACGCGCACTCGTCCCGGGTAGATTTTAAGAAAAGGTCAGAAAACCACTTAAAAGAAACCCAAGAATCATATGAAATTTTATGGAGCGATCACCAAGACGGAAGAGATGGATGACGGCACTATCAAAGTATGGGGAACTGCATCATCCGAAGCCATCGATTCCGACGGAGAGATAATCACAGCGGAGGCCATGAAAGCCGCCATTCCTGATTACATGAAATTCGGAGGAACTGGCGCCGTCAGGGAAATGCACAAAGCGGCAGCTGCCGGTACAACTTTTGAGATTGAAGTGCTGGATGACGGCACGACAAGTATAGGGACACACATCGTCGATCCTGTCGCAGTCAAGAAAGTTAAAACCGGAGTTTACAAAGGCTTCAGCATAGGCGGCAAAGTTACCAGCAGAGACGAACTCAAAAAGACAACTGTGACCGGCCTGAAGCTGGTGGAGATTTCCCTGGTTGATAGACCAGCAAACCAAGACGCGATTTTTTCTCTGGTGAAGTTTGAGGAAGGCGAAGAACACGACATCAAGAAATACGCAGGCGAGCAGATTTATGACGCATCACAAGCTCTTGAGGCCCTCAGAGCTGTCTTTTATCTCTACAGCAAAGAACTATCAGAGACCGTAGAGAATCCCGATCAAGTGGAGGCTTTGAAATCCGTGATAGATAACCTCAAGGCATTTATTGCATCTGAGATCAAAGAGCCGGACAATAGCGCAGATGCCGGCTTTATCGCCTACGCCGCCACTACCGACGACCTCCACAAAGCAGGCGCCGAGATCAGCGCGAAGAACAAAAAGACCGCGCAGGCGATCCATGACCACGCCGTGAGCTTGGGCGCTTCTTGCACTCCGGACGCAGAGAAAGCCGAAGGAAGCGATGACCTGCAGAAAGTACAGCCCGAGCGGGACGATTTACAGAAAGCCTACGACACCCACACCGCAGCCCTGGAGTCAATCAGCAAGGCATGTGGCGAAGCGGGATGCATCGAGGGAGGATTAATCCCCGACTTCATCAAGGGCCTGAAGGAAGAACTCGACACGATCAAAGCAAAACCAGCACCAGCGAAAGCGGTCCTGAGCACCATCGCGATCGGCAAAACCGCAGATAGCGTAGGCTCAGACCTCACGCAATACGATGACTGCGTAGTGAAAAACGCCGACGGGACGGTGAACGAAGCCGCAAGCCTTATGAAAGCAACCCGCAGAGGGCTGGCATAAAAAACAACAAATCTAAACCAAACAAAGCGATGAACGGAAGAATGATCAAAGACACCCTGGATCTTATCAAGACCTCCAGGACTCAGCCGGACAACATCATCAAGGCGTACACTCAGCCAGGCTCTGCAACCACCGGCATGCAGGCGTATAACCTCCAGGCTCCATCGTTGAAGCTGTACCCGGTACTTACCCCTTTCAGGAACACGATTCCCAGGGTAGGCGGCGGTTACGCAATTCAGGCGAACTGGAAAGCATTTACAGGCATCAACACCGCCGGTACCCGCGGGTCTTTACAGGAAGGCAAAAGAGGCGGCGTGATCAGCACTTCACAGAACGAATACCTCGCAGCCTTTAAAGCCCTCGGCATCGAGCAGAGTATGACATTCGAATCCGGCTACGCAGCCCAGGAGTATGAAGATCTGAAATCCCTCAGTGCGATCCAGGCTCTGCAGGCTTTGATGATCGCCGAAGAGCGCACCATCCTGGGAGGCAACGCCACAGGCATCACCCTCGGTACAACAGCGACACCAACCCTGGTTCTGGGATCAAACGGATCAGGATCACTGACCAACGCCACTACTTATAGCGTCATCGCCGTAGCGCTCACGCTGCAGGCATACCTTGACCTCGCAGGAGCAAACAACGGCGCAATCGGCCAGAGCTTCGTCGCATCAACCGCAGCTGTCCAAGGCCAGGTAACGCGTGCTAATGCTGACGGGACAACGACCGCCTACAACTCCGGGACCGGTCAAAAATCGGCAAACGCAACAATCCTAACAACCGGCGCAAACCAGAGCATCCAGGCCTCCGTAACCGCGCAGGCTGGAGCAGCAGGATACGCATGGTTTATCGGATTGGCAGGCTCTGAAAAGCTGGCCTACGTTTCCACCATCAACAGCGTAGTTCTTTATGGCGCACCAGGCTCTGGGCAGCTTGCCTCAGCACTGACCGCAGCGGATTTCTCGCTTAACCCCCTCGACTTTGACGGCCTATTTGCACAAGCGCTCAAGAGCGGATCAGGAGCATACGTCGCAATTCAGCCAACCGGCACCGTAGGCGTAGGCACACCGCTGACATCAGATGGCGCAGGCGGAATCGCCGAGTTCAATACCGCCTTTGATTATTTCTGGAGCATGTACCGACTAAGCCCTACTCGGATATACGTGTCCTCCCAGGAGAACAACAACATCTCCAAGAAGATCGTCGCCAACGGAGGCGTCCCACTTCTTCGAGAAGTTATCAGCGCCGATGCACAGGGCCAGCTCAGGAGCGGATTCAACGTGACCAGCGTCATGAACCGCGCGATGAACGTCGATGTACCGATCACCGTACACCCGAACATGACGCCAGGCACGATCCTGTTCTACACCGACTCGCTGCCTTACCCGCTACCGAGCATGAACGCGATAATCCGAATCCTTACCCGCCAGGATTACTACCAGGTGGAATGGCCAGTGGTTACCCGTCAGTACAACTTCGGAGTTTACGCGGACGAGGTGCTCCAGCATTACGCACCATTCTCGATGGGCGTTATCAGCAACATCGCCAACGGATAAAGCCAGCTTTCAGAAACCGCCCTGCTGAGAGGCAGGGCAAATTTTACAGATATGATCAAAATGAAACTGCCAGCCGGAAGCCACTCCGTGAGTTTCGAGGGAGTGGAATACAAGGGAAAAAAAGGCATCGTCGAGGTGCCAGAGGAAGCAGAACAGACGCTTTACAGCTTCGGACTCCTGACGGTCGGAAAGAATGTGCCAGACGAAGAACAAGAAACCAGGCCAGCGCCTGATCCTGATCCAGCGCCTGCATCCATTGAGGCAGCAGCCGAGGAACAGCTGGCGCCGGAAGCCGTAGAGGAAAAACCAGCTGCGCCAGCAGCGCCAACGGAGTAACCTGTGCCAGACTTGTGCGTGCTTGCCGACGTTAAAGCATACCTGGGATTGACATCCAGCGCCGATGACGCCGTACTATCGTCGATCATCTCAGCAGAGAGCGCATTCATCCAGGGAATGCTTAACCGGCAACTTGCAGTACTTCCTTACACGGATCAGTTCTGTGGCGGAGGCAAGACCGGGCACAAGCTGTACCAATCCCCATGCGGGACGGTCACATCGGTAACCGTGAACGGATGCGCGATACCGGCGACCACAAGCTCAACGGCCGCAGGGTACATGGTCATAAAGGACAACGTCGTTCTTTTCGGCTACACCTTCAGCCGAGGGAATTACAACTGCGTGATAACCTACACCGCCGGAATCACCTGCCCGCCAGATGTAGCGCATGCATGCCTTGAACTGGTGGCGCTGAAATACAAGGAGAAGGATAGGGTAGGACTTGCGAGCAAGGGCCTGGCAGGGGAAACCACAAGTTACGTCACATCGGCAATGCCTGAGCACGTGAAAGCAATCCTGAAAAACTACAGGAGAATCGTGCCGTCATGATCACAGCAAAACTGGAGAACGGGAAGGAACTCACGAAAAGATTCAAGGACTCCATCCCGGAGATCCAGAACGGCGTGCAGAAGGAAATCATGCGGCTGGCGCTCAAGATGACCGGTAAAGTTATGGGTAAGCTGAGTGGTGATGTTTTGAGGGTAAGGACTGGCCGGTTAAGACGATCAATCCACCCTGAATGGGATTTCAAGCAGGGGTACTCAGGCGCAACAGTCGGAACAAATGTCGAGTACGCGGGTATTCATGAGTACGGGTTCAGCGGCTCAGTTCTGGTTAAATCGTTTCAACGCGAAATGACGAAAGCCTTTGGTAAGCCGATATCACCCACGCAAGTGACGGTTAGGGCGCACACAAGAAATATCAACATGCCAGAGCGCAGTTTTCTACGGACAACATTGCGGGAAATGAACTCAGAGATCACTGACTCATTGCAGCTCGCTGTTACGAAGGAACTCAACAAGGTTAAACTATGACCCGTGAATCAATATACAGCGCTCTCTTCGCGAAACTTTCTGGCATATCAGGGCTTGTAACCGTGAGCCGGCGATTGAAGCATTATAGCGACGTATCGCCATCAGAGCAGCCGGCGATGTTTGTAACGCAGGCCGCGCAATTTGTCAAGCAAACAAAAGGACTCCCGTCACAGTATACGCTTGAGGCCAAAATCTGGGTTTACACGAACGATCCGGATCCGACGAAAGCCCCTGCACAAGCAATCAATGACATTATGGATCAGGTAGATGCAATTCTGAAGCCGACGACACCAG